AATACCGGATGAGCCAGACACAGAGATCATTCTGGAGTCTACGGCTAATGGCGTAGGTAATTACTTCTACCAACAATGGCAGCAGGCAGAGGCCGGTACAAGCCCGTTTCAGGCCATATTCGTACCCTGGTACTGGCAAGACGAGTACATCAAGTTTGGTTTAAACCTAAAGCCTTCTGAAGAAGAGGACAGGCTTGTAGAGCTGTATGGGCTAACCAAAGAGCAGTTAGCATTCAGGCGATCTAAAATTGCTGAGCTCTCTGCAGATGGTATAGACGGTGAGTTTGCGTTTCGCCAAGAGTATCCATTGACTGCGCAGGAAGCGTTCCAAGTGTCTGGCGGTGATAGCCTGATACGGCCAGAGCTCGTTGTGCAAGCCAGAAAGAACAAGGTATTGGCAATCGGGCCTCTGATTGTAGGCGTTGACCCAGCTAGGTTTGGCGATGACCGCACTGCAATAGTCAGGCGGAAAGGCAGATCTGTATACGATCTCGAAGTGTTCGAGAAGCGATCCACAATGGAGATCGCTGGCATAGTCCATTCGATTATTAAAAACGAAAAGCCAGATCAGGTAGCGGTGGATGTAGGCGGATTAGGCGCCGGCGTTGTTGACCGGCTGATCGAGCTTGGACACGACAGTGTAGTAGTGCCAATAAATTTCGGCAGTGCGTCATTAGACCCGCAGCGGTTTGTAAACCGACGAGCAGAAATGTGGTGGAATCTGCGCGATTGGCTCGATGGCGATATGCCAGTAATGATTCCGGATAGAGATGATTTACATACTGATCTCTGCGCTCCGCAATACAAGTACGACTCTAATTCTCGACGCAAGCTAGAAAGTAAAGATGACATCAAGAAGCGCGGGTTCCGTTCGACGGATTGCGCAGACGCATTGGCTTTGACATTCGCAGAGCCACTTGTAATAGATGAAATGGACATAGAAGAGCCTCGCCCCACTATTGTAGACAAGGTTGCGGGTTACTAAAGGAAGCATATGCACGAAGCACTGAAAGACAGCGAGATGATGCAGGCTCCCGATAGAGAGGAGTTTGAGCTCGAAATAGCAGAGCGCTTGCACATTTTCGCATCTAGGCTGAACCGCCTATGCTCTGAGCAGGTGGCAAAGAAGAACCAGATCGAGCAACGATGGCTGGATGATCTTCGCCAATATCATGGTGAGTATGCTGCCGACGAGTCTGCAAAACTGGCTAGGCAAAAGGGCTCTGAGGTATTTGTAAACATTACGCGGAACAAGACCAATGCAGCAGAGGCGCGGCTGCAGGATATGCTGTTCCCAACAGATGATCGTAATTTTGGTTTATATGCAACGCCGGTTCCAGAGCTAGATTACATAAGCAAGCAGCAACCGGAAGCGCCTGATGAAGAAGAGCCGATCCTGCAGGCGAGAGAGATAAAGGCTGCAGCAACAGAAGCAGCACTTGCCATGCAGGAGGTTATAGACGATCAGCTTTTAGAGTCTCGGTATCACATCAAAGCTAGAGACGTTATACATGACGCTTGCCAGCTAGGTACCGCGGTCATAAAAGGGCCGATCATTATTGGCAGAACCAAAAAGCGATGGGACGTTATGCCGGATGGCATGAGCGTTTTGCAGATCGTTGAGGCACTGGAGCCTACTATCGAGCGTGTAGATCCGTGGGATTTCTATCCGGATATGAGCGCTAAAAACGTAGAAGAAGCAGAATTTGTATTTGAACGTCGCAGGCTGTCAAAGAAACAGCTTAGGGACATGGCACAGCTACCTGGGGTATTAGTCTCTCAGTTAAGAGAGATTGTTAAGTCAAGCGCAAAAGACACTCATATTGCTAAAGATTTTACAGATGACATCCGAAACATTACGGGTATCAATACTGTGGGCGAAGGCAATAAGTATGAGATCTGGGAGTATCACGGCCCGATCTCCAAGTCTGAGCTTGCGGATGCCATGTCCATGTCTGACGAGCGAATGGATGAAGAAGAGATTGACGAGCTCGATGACGAGATAGAGGCGACGGTATTTTTCTCCGGCAACAACGTCATCAAGGTTGCCATCAATCCTATGGATTCTGATGACAGACCTTTCGCAGTGTTTAACTGGGAAAAGGACGAGTCATCTATTTTTGGATTTGGTGTGCCGTGTTTAATGCGCAGCGCACAGAAAGTTATCAACGCATCATGGCGTATGATGATGGATAACGCCGGCCTGTCGGTCGCAGATCAGTTAGTTATCAACAAAGAATTACTGTATCCCGCAGACGGATCTTGGGACATGACGCCCAAGAAGATCTGGTATCTGCGAGACAAAACCCGATCCGTACAAGAAGCGTTTTCGTCTTTTTCAACGCCAAGCCACCAAGTAGAGCTTGCCAACATCTTTGGTATGGCTAGGCAGCTTGCTGATGAAGAAACGAATTTGCCGCTGATCGCCCAGGGCGAGATGGGGCCGCACACAACTAAGACGTCATCTGGCATGGCTATGCTGATGAACAGCTCTAACATTGTGCTGCGCAAGGCGGTTAAAAACTGGGATGACGATATTACCCGCCCACTAATTACCAGATTCTACGACTGGAATATGCAATACAACGAAAAAGCCGAAATAAAAGGCGATTTCAGTATTGAGGCCCGAGGATCCGGCGCTCTGCTTGTGCGAGAGAAGCAACAAGAGAATTTAATGATTTACTCGAACCTATCTATGGCTATCCCAGAGTTCGCTAAGAGACGCGATTGGGCAGAGCTGGATAGGGAAATAGCTAAATCGCTAGAGGTGCCGTATGACCGCATAACGCTTGGCGAAGAAGAAATCGCTGAGATGGAGGCAATGCAGGCGGAAATGATGAGCGCTCAACAGGTAGATCCTAGAGCGCAAGAGATGCAGATGAAGATGCAACTCAAGCAGATTGAGCTGCAGCTAGATCAAAGCCGGTTCGAGTTAGACGCGCAAAAGGCGGCTGCTGACGCCCAGATGGATCAGCAGGAGCTGCAGTCTAAGATGGCGCTAGAGTCGGCAAAACTGGCGCAGATAGAGCGCTTGGAAATGCTGAAGCTGGAGTATCAGGAGCGTATAGAGCTCGCTAGGCTGCAGACCAAGTTTAGATCAGAAAGCGACTCGACACAGACTAGGGCCGCGATTGACGTCGAAAAGATTAGGACTGACCGCGACAAAGCGGCAGCTAATGTAAATGCAAAGCTGACAGAAGCCCAGCTCAAGACTCAAAACCTAGCGCTTGGCTATGACACCTTTGGATAACGAATGATTGACCCGCACTCACTTACTTGGAAAACCGTCTTGAAATTTATAGAGTCTGAGCGGCAGGATTGCATAGACTTTTTAATTGCAGACCGTGATTCAGAAAGACAGAGAGGCGCGTTAATTATTCTTGACAAGCTGGAGCGTCTAGCTGCTGATGAAAATCAGCCTGACATTACAGCGCCACTAAAGAGTGTATAACTCTTACTGACTAAAGCCGCTCGACGTTTGAGCCGCCGAGGATTACCATGACCGAGAAAGATGACGAGCGATCCTTTGAGGATCACTTTGATGAGCTGGCGGGTGACGCTGTTCCGGAAGCCCCCCTTGAAATGTCAATCCCTGATGAAACAGATGAAGGAGAAAATCATGCCGATGCACAAGGGCAAGAAGAAGAAAAAGAAGAAGAGCAAACCTTACGGGTACTAGAGCCGGAGGGTGAGCCGGAACCTGAAGAACAGGTTTCAGAACCAGAAATACCTATTGAAGAACAGCTCCAATTAACAAGAGCTGAGCTTCAGAAAGAAAGACATAGGTATAACTCAGATCTTGGAAGGCAAAACGCCTTCAAGCGACAGATTAAAGAGCGGGACGAGACGATAGCGCAACTGCAGCGCCAGATACAGAACGCCGCCCCGCAACAAAAAAGCGCACTGCATGAGGACTATCCCGACATAGCGGAGGGGGCTCAGCAGTTAGTGGGTACAGCGCTTGATCCCGTAAATCAGCGTATTGCCCAGATGGAGCAGTCGATAGCGCAGTTTCAAGCTAACGAGCACAATAACTTCATCCAGGGTCAATTTGCTGAGCTAGAAGCAGAACATCCAGACTGGAACGACATAGCAGAGTCGCCAGAGTTTAGGCACTGGATTACCCAGCAGCCTGAACAAGTACAAGCAATGTACGAAAGTGATATGGCAACTGATGCCATTTATCTTATTCGTACTTACAAGAGTGAGGTTATGCCTGCACAACCGCAGGCTAACTCAGCACTGAAGCAACGCCGTGAAAAGCAGCTTCGACAAGCGCAGAACGTGCCTTCTCGCGGAGGTCGTTCACAGCAAATCGCGCCGCCTGATGATGATTATGAGGCCGCGTTCGATTACTTTGTTGAATTGGACGAGCGCCGTAACTAGAAACGTCCTGCAATCTGACACACACCTAACACAAGCGACGTTAAGGGATCGCTGCCGCCTTGTTCCATGTGGAACATTCGCCGCAGTTAGATTCTGGTACCTCCCCTTGAGCGGTGATTTGTCAATTACTTAAACCCTAATTGCCAATATCTCATTCAATAGGAGGAGACTACTGTGGCATCTACTACTTACTCCAACCTTTCGCAGCGTACTAATGCCTATGCCGCGAAAGAAATGTTGGCCCACGCTGAGCCTATTGCGTGTCTCAGCAAATTCGGCATGACCAAGCCTATGCCCAAGAACAAGGCGAACACTATTAAGTTCCGTCGCCCTGTACCTTTGGCCGTGGCTACCACACCTTTGACTGAAGGCACTCCGCCTACGTCACAGGCTCTCGGCTATGAAGATGTAACAGTCGCGCTTAGCCAGTACGGTAACGTCGTTGAAATCACTGACGTCGTGAACGATCTGGCAGAAGATCCAGTGTTGAAAGACGCTGCGATGATGTGCGGCGAGCAGGCTATGGAAACGATTGAAACCCTTATGTGGGGTGTCATTCGTGGCGGCACTAATGTCGTTTACGCCAATGGCTCTGCGCGTAATGCCGTCAACACGGTTCTCACGTTGAACAAGCAGCGAGCGATTACTCGCACGTTGAAGAACAACCGCGGAAAGAAAGTTACTCAAATGCTTTCTAGCTCGGTTAAGTTCAACACAGAGGCTGTAGCGGCTGCATACATTGCATTTGCCCACACTGACCTAGAAGCCGATATCCGCGGTTTGGCTGGCTTTACCCCTACTGAGAAGTACGGATCAATGAAAGCCATTCCTTACGAGATCGGCAAAGTAGAGGACGTTCGCTATGTGCTGACTCCTGTACTCGATTCTTTTGCTGACGCCGGCGGTACTGCTGGCAGCATGATCTCTACTACTGGATCTGCTGCTGACGTTTACCCCATCGTGTATGTAGCAAAAGATGCGTATGGTCATGTTGCTCTCAAAGGCGCAGAGGCTATCACTCCCACGATCATTAACCCTGGTCAATTAGACAAGTCTGATCCCCTCGGTCAGAAGGGCATGGTTGGTTGGAAGTGCTACCACAAGAGCTTTATTGCCAACCAGTCATGGATGGTGAGAGCAGAAGTAGCAGCTACCGCGCTGTAAGCAGTAACTAGCGGTAAACGGGGGGCTTCGGCCCCCTTATTTCATTTAAGCCGCCCTCGGGCCGCAGGAGAACAAAATGTCAGAGATCAACCTCTATAACCTAACTATGGACGAGCTCAAGGAGCAAGCGCGGATCCTTGGCATTGCCATTCGTGGCAACCCAAGCGCCGACACTCTGAGAGAAAAAATCCGGAAGGCCGTTAATATCGAGCCTGCAGAAAGCAGCAAGCCTGCTGATGTAGACGATTCTGACCGCAAAAAGGACTGGATAACCATTGTCATAGCGGAGGATGAGAACGATCAGCAACCAGTGTATGTAGGCGTTAATGGAAAGTCGTATTTCATACGGCGCGGAGAACCAGTAGCCGTGCCGCCTGAAGTAGTAGGCGTACTAACCGACGCGAAACAAAACATACCAACTGGTAAAGAAGGTGCTTTCAAAACCATTCAGACGTATCCATTTAGCATAGAGAAGTGACATGAACTTTCTTGATCTTTGCCAAAGGCTTGTCAGAGAGACAGGCATTGCCGATGACGGGCCGGCTACCGTAACGGGCCAGATAGGAGATTTTGGCAGGGTCGTAGATTGGATAAATGACGCTTGGCTAAAGATTCAGTCTATTCGTGCAGATTGGAATTGGGCGTGGGGTACTGGCACAGCCACCCTCACTGCCAGCACTAATACAATCACCCTGCCCTCGACGGTAGAGACAATCAAGAGGGTTTCTATTGGACAGGGCTACTTACAATCTGAGGATTACAACGATTTTGCTGACGCCTATCGGCTGATTCAAGATGGTGATCCTAGCGTCTGGACAATAAAGCCAGACGGAACATTGTGCTTTAACTCAAAGCCAACTGAGAACAAAACGGTAACTTACGAGTCATATGCCACTCCGTTAGCGCTGGTAAACAACACAGATGTGCCGGCAATGCCGGAGCGGTACCATATGCTCATTGTCTATGAAGCATTGCGTTGTTACGCGCAGTTTGACGAGGCGCCTGAGCTAGAGACTCGGGCGTTTTTGTATTACGAAGAAATGCTTGCCGATTTAGAGCGCGATCAGCTCGCTCGGATAGTAGCGCCTGAGTCCCTTGTATGAGCATAAAGCTAGAGTATTTTCCGGCTGCAGGTGGCTTGAACCAAGAAGCCCCTCCGCTTTCCCTAAACCCTGGGGAGCTGGTGGATGTCGTTAATTATGAGTGTATGCCTAACGGCGGCTATCGGCGCATATTCGGCTATGCGCTTTTTGACGGTCAAAGCACCGCTACTCAAGCAGTCCCAGGGTCAGGGCCGGTAAAAGGGCTGCATATATACAAAGGCAATTTATACGCGATCAGGGAAGATGGCACTAATGGCCGTATGTATAAAGCCACATCAACCGGCTGGGTAGAAGTTAATTCGTCAAAAACGTGGTCTTTAAACGGCACATATCGTTTTTGTAACTACAACTTTGGCGGTCAAGACGATGATGAAACAATGTACATCGTTAATGGCGTTGACAAAGCTACAGAGTTTAACGGCACTGTTTTTACGCTAATCACTACGGGAGCTCCTGCTACGGCTGATAACCCGTCATATGTCGTTGGATACAAAAAGCATCTTGTTCTAGGGGTTCAGTCATCTCTGCAAATATCGGAGATCGGCAACCCGAACGGTTATACATCAGCCGGAGGAGCCGCAGAAATAGCGGTAGGCGATACCGTAACTAACCTAAAAGAGCACTCTAGTGCGTTGATCGTTGGTTGCGAGGACTCAACAAAAACCCTATATGGAGAATCGGCTGCAAACTGGCAGCTCGATGATCTGAACAAAGCCGGCACCTACTCAGGGACAATGGAGTCCATTGGCGGTCAGGTTGTAGGGCTGGATCGGCAGGGCTTGATGAGCCTAGCCGCAGCGCAGCAGTACGGAAACTTCGCTTACGCTTCTTTGTCAGGAAAAGTTAAGACGCTTATAAAAGAGTTTGGTACTTCTAGCGTCAGCGTTCTTAATAGAGCCAGCGGCCAATACAGGCTATTTAATGGTAAGGACGGACTGTACTTTTCGTTTAATGGCCCCGATCTTATCGGCGTTACTAAAATAAGATTCCCAGATCAGGTCAAATGTGCCGCATCTGCTATTGATGAAACAGAAACTGAGATCAGCTTTTTTGGAGCTCAGGATGGCAATGTTTACAAAATGGATACCGGCTTCAGATTCGGCACTACAAACATCTATGCCTTTGTCCTAACCAACTTTACGGCCTACGGTGGCCCTACGCAGAGAAAGCGATACAGGTTGGTACAGCCAGATATTCGCGTAGAGGGCGCTCCAATTTACATAAACATAAGGGCTACAACAGAATATGGACTTGGTGAGTCATCGCGAGGACTATCGCAGCTTTTATATACAGCCCCTGGCTCTCTTTGGGATGTTTCAGAGTGGAATGAGTTTTCATGGGGATCCGCGTACTCAAATGACGCAAAAGTCAGGGTTTCTGTTACCGGCGCAAATATGGGCGTTTATATAGCGACAGATGGCACTGAAAACTCAGTACATACAATTCATGGAGTCACACTCCATTATTCACCACGGAGGCTTATGCGGTGAGCAATAACTATGTGCCAAATGTAACTGACCTTTTGGCCGGCGAGCTGGCTAGGGCGACAGACATAAACCTGCGCTACAGCTATGTAGTATCAGGATTTGACAAGCTGCCTACCCCTTTATCGGCTGGTGGCGGTTTTTCCGTTCCGGTTCCGGTTGGAGAGCCTACTCAGGCGTCCCATGCTGCGACGAAGAATTACATGGACACAACCGTTGTGTCGGCTGCTCAGACCGCGGCGGTGCCGGCGGCGCAGACGGCCGCATTAGCAGCGGTAGCGCCAGAAGTAACTAATGCAGCAAACTCTGCAACAGCGGCTGCTAACTCTGCAACGTCGGCGGCTGCGGAAGCAACAACAGCAGGTAATCATGCGGCGACATCGCTGACCCATGCTAATACTTCGCTTACGCATTCCAATACTTCGTCTACCCATGCAGCTACATCGCTGACCCATGCAAATACGTCTTTGGGCCACGCTAATACAGCACAATCTACGCTCAACAGTTTCCAAGCGATTTATCTAGGAGAACACGCTTCGGCGCCATCTACGGCAGGCGTTGGAGAGGGATCTCTGTATTGGAACAGTACGCAGAATCAACTGTACGTTCTGGATAGCGGATCGTGGAATCAAGCGGCATTTAACGTAGCCGGCGCTGTAATTGCCTCCAACAACCTTAGCGATGTGGCTAATGCAGAAACGTCAGTCACAAATTTAGGGTTGGCGTATAACAGAATTACGGTGACTGTGGCTGGTGGCAAGTTTTTACTTGATGGTACGGCCCAGCAGAAAAGCACCCTGACGCCATCAGTTAAGTACCGATTCGATCAGTCGGATTCTTCTAACGCTGGGCATCCGATCAAGTTTTCTACAACCAATGACGGCACCCATGCCGG